GAAAAGAAGAGTTTTCATTACAAGAATATTCTTTAGAGGAACTTGAAACGGTAAAGATGTTAAAGTTTTTATCTGATACAGATTATGAAAAGTTTGAGGCGATTGTTGGTTCAATGCGTGGAGCAACAGAACAAGAAATCTACAAAAGAAATCACAAGTCACCAACAATATATTTCAAGTATGAACGAGTATTATCAGGAGCACCTGATAGAGAATTCTGTTCATCAATAGAAAACAGATACTTTCGTAGATTAGAAATTGATTTATTGAGGGATACAAATGTAGAGTTTGGACACGAAGGTCAAGCATACTCAAAGTGGTTGTATAAGGGTGGTCCAAATTGTGTTCACGCTTGGAAGAAATACTTATTCCAAAACAAATCAAAATCAGATGAAGGGTTCGCAGAAGGTAAGGCAGGTATGCCACCAAAGTCAATGCCGAATAATGGATACTACTCACCAGAAACAAAAAGAAAATCAGAGGTTGCTTATATCGTATCCCAACAGAATATGTCTAAACAAATGTTTAAGGCAGACGATGAACAACGAATGATTTATACTCCACTTATGTTACCAAACATTCTTATTCCAAGAATTGAAAATGATGAAACATATTTCGTAAGATTTAAACCAGAAGTAATTGAAAAGATTAGAAATAAGTTTATGATTGAGGGTAGGTTAAGAGCCTCAAACCTTGAACATAGTGACCAAAAGTTTAACGATATTGTTATGGTTGAATCGTGGATTGTTACTGGTCCAATGGACAAAGTATATCAATTAGGATTTACAGAACAACAAGTTCCATTTGGTTCTTGGATTGGTGGTTATAAGATATTAGATACAGAAGAGGGTGATATGATTTGGAATGATTATATTAAGTCAGGAAAAGTTAAAGGTGCCAGTGTGGAGGGTGAGTTCTTATTAAAGTTCTACAAACAAGATTTTACACAAGAAGACATTATACTTGATGATATTATTAACATATTGAACCAAGTAAAATAGTTGTGTTTTTATATCACAACAAAACAAAAGTATATTTATTATACATAAACAATAAATTTAAATAATTTAAATTATGAACGCAAAACAAGCAATTGATAAAATCGCAGAATTGTTAAAATTTACATTCAAGGCTGAAAAATTCTATACAACAAAATTAGAAGATGGAACTGAAGTAACTAATAACCTAGACGAAGATTTGAAAATTGGTCAAGTATTGTATGTTGTAGGTGAATCAACACTTACACCGGCACCCGCTGGTTCGCATATAACTCGTGAAAATCTTAAGGTAACCGTTGATGCTGAATCAGTGATTATCGCAATTGAATCAGGTGACACCATCGCAGAAGATGCTGTTGAATCAAGTGCTGAAGAAATGGCAGAAGTAGGTAGTCCTGAATCAGGAATTACTGAAGAGCCAGCATCAGGAGTTGAAAGTGAAAACGATGGACTAGACAGATTATTAGGATTACTAGGTCCAATGATTGAGGAAATGACGAAAATGAAATCGGAAATGGAATCAATGAAAGGAAAAATGAGTGCTGATTTATTAGCATTAAAAAATGATTTCAATAGTTTTAAGAAATCACCAGAAAAGTTTTCTGTAATTGAAAAGAAAACTATGACTGAAACTTTTGAAGATTATAAGTTAGAACTTATTAAATCATTAAGAAAATAAACAATAAAAAAAACAAAAATTAATAAACATTATGGAAAAGAAAAAGTTTTCATTCAATTACGATTTAACAAACCTTCCTACATATAACTCATATGGTTCGGATATGTTAATCAAGGCAATTTTAGGATTAACATTACCTAAATATGCTACAATCAGACCTAACTTAAAAGGAACAACTGAAAAAGTAGGTTTTGTAACAAACGATGTTATCTTACAGGATTTATCTTGTGGATTTGACCCAACAGGTGATACAGTTCAGAACTTGGTTACCGTTGACTTATGTAATAAAAAAGTGAATCAACAATTATGTCCTTATAGTCTCTACGATACATACTTGAGTCAGTCATTAACTAATGCTAACTTTCAAGAAAATGTTCCATTTGAAGAGGTAATTTTAACAGATATTTCTAATAGAATTGCTAATCAAGTAGAAAAACAATTATGGCAAAACACAACTACAACTGGTGGAACTTATGGTTCGGCTTGTTTCGCTGGTGTTGGTCAATTAGTTACATCAGGTAATGGTGCTACTCAAATCGCTTACACTGCTGCTACAGCATCAAACGGTTTAGATGTATTTTCTGCTATCTACCAAAACATTCCTGCGAATGTATTACACAGAGACGATTTAGTTATCTTCTGTTCTTACGCTAACTACAGAGCACTTGTTGCTTCTATGAGAAATAGTTCATTCGTGAATTTATTTACATTAGATAGTGCTGGTTCTACTAGTGGTGAAGAATGGTCATTAATGTTACCAGGTTCAAATGTAAGAGTAATTCCTACAGTTGGTCTTGATGGTGTTTCAGCATATTATGCTGGACCTGCTGGCTATTATATGGTTGGTATGAACAGCGAAATTATGACCGTTAAATCTATCTATGACCCATTTGAAGACATCGTTAAAATTCAAGCGCATGTTACTTATGGTTTAGGTATTTTTGATGTGGCATCTTTCTGTCTTTGTAAGTAATCAATAGTGTCGTAAGGCACATAAAAAAATAAAATTAAAATAAAAATATATTATGGCATCTTGTTATATTCAAACCGGATACACTTTAGATTGTAGAACAAGTTCTACAGGTGGTTTAAAAACTGCTTGGTTCTTGGGAGGAGTTGGAAGTGAAATCACTGGTTATACTACATCAAATGGAATGGTAACTGCTATTGGTGGAACTGGAACTTGGTTTCAATTCCAATTACCAAAGCAATCTGCTTCATTAACAGAAAACTTGGGTGTAAATACTACATCACAGTCGGTAACATTCCAACCTGAACTGGTTCTGAACTTACCGAAATTAGACACAACATTACGAGATGTTGTGGTGGATTTAGTTTCACAAAACGAAGTATATGCTCTTGTAGAAGACAACAACAACCGTTACTGGTTAGTGTTCCTTGATAATGGAGGAATTGTTTCTGCTAGTTCATTACAAACTGGTATGGCTTACACAGATTTAAATGGAGCATCTGCTCTTACTATTTCTGGTGGTGAACCTACATCAATTAGAGAAGTAGATGTAACTACTACTATCGCAGCGGTATTCACTGCGGGTGGTTTTACATTCCAATCTTAATAATTAAACTTAAAGGGGGAGTTAAATGCTCCCCTTTTATTAGCCAAAAAAAAGTATTATATGATTAAATGGGGAGGTAAAAATTGGAGACCTGGTAGTCCTGCTAAAAGACAACCAATCAATCAATCTATTGAAGAGTTAATGAAACCTTTGGGTGAAAAACTACACAAGGGTAATGTGTGGCAAGTGGTAATGAATGTTCCTGAACAAACATCTGCTCCTGATATTACTCCAAGTCCTACTCCAACTTTAACAAATACTCCCACACCAACAATAGGAACAATAACAATATCACTAACAGGTGAATATTCTAGAGGTTCAATTAACGCAAACTATATTGCTTCATCTAATAACCCAACTAATGTTGATGTGAATATATCATTTGTTGATACTTTGGGAACTATAAGTGGTTCTCCAATAGTAATTAGTGGTTCTGTTACAATTCTTTCAGGTCAAACAAATGGAAGTAGTTATTATACAATTGGTGATGATTATAATTTATTAAATGATACGAGTGTATTTAGTTCAGTTATCGTTTCATATTCAGGTTCAACATCAAGCACATTTGTTGTTAATACAACATCGGAATTTAATGTAACACCGACCCCAACTCCAAGTGTAACTGCTACACAGACAGGAACACCGACACAGACCCCAACTAAAACTCCTACTCCGACACCATCATCAACACCTCCTACACCAGGAGTTGCTCAAGCTAATACTTATTTATCTGCCGTTGTTGCTGCTGGTGGAACTGTAACATCACCTATGTCTGCGGCAACAGTAACATTATTTACATCATTATTTTCTAATAATATTTGGAATAGTTTAACAGCGTTTTATCCAATACTTGGTGGAGTTCAGAACTCACACGCAATCAACGGGAAAAATCCTGGCACTAATAATTTAGTATTTAGTGGTGGTTGGACACATAATGCTTCAGGTATGACTGGTAATGGAACTACGGGTTTTGCTAACACAGGAATCAATGATAATACATTAGGATTAACAAGACATATTAGTATTTACTCAAGAACAAATAGTATTTCTGGTGCTGTTGATATGGGTTGTTATGCTCCGTCAACATACGGAACTTATCTTCAATTAAGATTTAATGATGGGTCAGCAGTGGGAACAAAACTAGTTTTGGGAATATTCCCATCACAATTCAGAGAAATAGGTCAAACAGATTCTAGTGGATTTTTTATTGGAACTAAACCTAGCACTAAACAAATATATCAAAATGGTGTTCTTAAATATAATGGTGGTAATACAACAGATGGTTATGCTAATTTTCCAATTTATATTGCGGCACAGAATTATAATGGAACTGCGGGTAGTTTTTCAAGTAGACAATATTGTTTCACATCTGTTGGAACAGATATTAGTTCAGTAGCGATAACATTTTCAACAATTATAAACACATATCAAACAGCATTAAGTAGAAATACTTACTAATATGTATGTAGTAGATGGAATTGCGTTTGATGAATATTATGTTGAAAGTGTTTTATTAAACCTTATCAGTTGTGTTATTACATTAAATGTTATTTATCATAAGGACCAAAAAAGAATAACAAGAACAAAACAATTTATATTTCCAACGACTTGTGATGTTGATATAAATGAATACATAAAAAAAGTAGAGACGATAATAAATGCCTGAAGTATTTTATAGAAAAAAGTTTAGTTATTATTTAGGTGAGCAAAGAGCCATAGATGATATCGTATTAGAATTTATTCCTGTTCCAAGTCCTACTCCTACGCCGAACTATTGTGAGTCTGGTATTACAGATTTTACATTATGGTTTTATACTGATTGTTGTGGAACTTATGTATCAGGAACTACTATGGGTTTATCTATCTGTTATGATAATAGATTTGCCAAAGATGGTATTGCTAGTGGTTATGGTCCTTGTTCAACAAATTGTGCTA